TAGACTATGGGTTGCATATTCCATTGACGATTCATAAAAAAGAGTGGCTGAAGGCGTGGAAAATACGAAAAAAGTACGCCGATAATCCTTATCCTGTACATATGAGGACGCTTTACGGCAATTTAGCTAACGTCGCACAATATGAGAATCGGATGGATGATGTGAAAATCTCTGATCCGAGCGTGATTACTGGTTTTGACAGAGATTTTCTCTCTACTATGAGGGATTCCTTCACCGGAGGTCATGTTGGACAGCACGTTCGGGAGCAATTTTCAAGTGTTTCTAAGCTAGAAGGTGCTTAATTTATCATGTTTGTGCTAAAATAAGAATAGAAAACTGAGGAGGGTAATCATGTCAAGAGCATTAGATGAGTTGAAAGTTAGTGACGGTACTGGTGAGGCTGTAATTGCGAACATTGAATCTGACCGTGCTATAAGCGCCATCACTCTTGATGTGGATTCTGTAGATAATTGGCCTAATAAAATGATCCTAGCCACAGGGGATAAAGTTCTCGCCTCTAACGGCAGTTATTACATAGACCCCTCTACTATGACTATTATGTATGGACACCTCGACTCAGGAGATATTGTCATCGACGGATATGCTCCTGGCTATACTGACGACGGAAACACTTCGGGGCAGATAGCTATTATAAAACCGAATACTTATGCTCAAGATGAATTGGTTCGCCTGGTCGGGGAGGGAAACCCTGTAGGTAGAGTTGTCGATTATGCCGGCTCTACAGCACCGACTGGATGGCTCTTCTGTTATGGACAAACACTTGACGCTTCAACAGATGAAGAATATCAGGCATTATTCGATGTGATAGGGAATGTTTATGGGGGCTCGAACAATACCGATTTCGTAGTACCTGACCTTCGTGGCCGTGTTATTGCTGGTCAAGATGATATGGGAGGTGTCAGCGCAGACAGAATGACGACCCCTATAGATGGCGACGTCTTAGGTGCTTCAGGTGGTACAGAAGGTCATACCCATGTTCTGTCCAGCAGTGGTTGGGCTAAGATTAACAACGCTGCTGGTAAAGCGGCAAGGATGTTGAGGGTGGCTGCAACTGCTTTCATGACCAACGCAAGTGCTACTGGTACAGAAGGTGGTGATAGCTACAGCTCGACCGGTGGTGCTGGACTCGGAGGAGAAACAGACAGTGGTAGTTCTGTGCAGCCTACAATGGTATTAAACAAGATAATCAAGTATTAGGTGTAGCTATGAGAATAGATATTCGCAAAACCAATCCTACAAAATATAGGTTCAGTACCTTGATTGCTATCGTGGTGCTTGCTCATATATTCTCACTGTTAATCAGAGAAGAACAGCCGGCAGTCTATAGGGCTTTTGAAAGTTTATTCCCCTTCTCTGCTGTTATTCTCACCGGTGTAGTTGGTACTCTTATATGGGTATGGGGGATATTGACTCGAACATGGGCTTTCCTACAGACTTCACTTTTGTTGATGGGCTTGTTCTTTGCTGTCATCGACGCTTCTCTCATTTATACTCGTAGTTGGAACGGAGCTATTATGTGGACTGGCGCGGTGTTTGTGTGTTTGTTCACTTATAAAATGCGACCAGTGGACCTGATGACGGAGAAACCAAGTGGAAAATAATAGCACTATACTAGCTATAGTAGGTGCTATATCTGCACTTGCTGGTGTCATTGGTACGAACATAGTGAACTTCAAAAAAGAGGATAACAACTCTAAACTAGCCAAAAGAAATGACTTTACCGCCATCGTAGAACAAATGAAATATATGGTTGAAAAGGGCGAAAAAGAACGTGCCAAACAGGAGGTGCAGCTTGAGCGTATGCAAGAACAGCTTACAAAAGCTCTTGCTGATAACGCTGAACTAAAGGAGCTGTTCGCTGAACTCAAACAAATTATAGATGATATATCTATCGACCCTGAGAAGATTGAAAAAATCCACGAGATTTACGACAAGATTAAGAATAAGTAAAGGAACCACATGAAACCACGAATAGACAGCAAACTACAGACGCACAGAAGCTCTTGGTTCACTGCCGCACAATGTCAGGCTTATTACGGAGTCCCTTATCAGTTCAGAGAGATTCAGATCCATTGGTGGGATGACCCTGCTAGAAAACCAAGCCACGACGGCGTAGTGAACTATCAGGCGAATAAAACAGGTGGGTCGGTGAACTATGTCGCTTCAGCAGGTAGAGTCACCTTCATGGTCCCCGAAGAGCATTGTGCTTTCACTACCCAGGGGGGGAATCCTTATGGTATAAAAATAGAATGTGCACCTTATGGAACCGACGCAGATTATCAGACAATAGCTTGGTTAGTTGCAGACATATGGAAGCGCCGAGGCTACATGCCCTTAGTGCCACACAACAAGTATTTCAACACAGCTTGCCCTGGGACACTAGATTTAGGTAGAATAGAGAGAGAAGCTAAAGCAATATTAAACGGAGGAGATGACATGACTAAGGTTACAACAGGCCTGAACCGAATAATTCATACAGAAATGGAAGGTTGGCCCTATCACGAAACACACGCTGGCAAATATGATTCTCAAATAATTGCAGCATGGAACGGTAAAGACCTAGAAGAAATGATATGGTCTAAGTGGAATAAGCCAGCTAATGCAGCATGGCGTGAAAACCGTGTCAAGGCACTCGCAGCCTATCCTAGCTTGAAGGCTTCAGTAGAACAACTGTCGTCTTCAATTAAGCAAAAAGACGTTGTTATTGCTGACCAGGCTAAAGAGATTGAAAGTCTCCGGGCCCAAGTCGGCGATAATAGTAAATGGGAAACATTAAAAGCACTAGTCCGAGAACTAGTAGGGAGATAATCATGTATAACGATTCAAAGAACACACCAAAAGCTAAAGGTTTCAGAACAGCATATCAAGCAGTCGCAGGTGCAATAGTCGCATATTTTACTGGACTCTTGGCTATACCCGAAGTCAGAGAATACACGACTAATTTCATACAGACACAGGGAGTCGCGACTCTTATGATCGTCTTGGCCGCGTTCGGTATCGGCGCTGGATTGATTTCCTTCGTCCAAAACAAACTCGGTAAGTGATAATTATCACAATAAAAAAACGAGCGCCCTCGCATAGCGCTCGTTTTTAGTTTACACCTCTGTAAACTACATCTCTCACATAAGCAGTTTAGAACATCCCGAAGAACTCGTCAATAGCTTGGTCCTTCGTCCATTTTTTATCATTCATCCACTGCTTGATTATCATCTGAAACAGTTCAAAATCGTATACTGTCATCTGCTTACCCTTCCACTTCAGCACCCTCGGACGAATCTCCGGGTCAGGAACACCGAAAACCTCCCTGACCTTATCTACAGGATTGAGCTCGAAGAGCTTAGTGAATTCATCTAAATCAAGCGCCATTGCAGATCTCACACTTCCATAAATCACAGTTTTCTTTGTGCTTCTCTAATTCTGATTCTGTCATATTACCCCCTGTTATAAACAAAGAAGAGGCTCCGAAGAGCCTCTACAAGCATTGGGTTGTGTCCAACAATAACGAAGGACACTCGCATTATACCCTATTTTGCTTCTGCTTGCTCTTCTTGTTGTGCTTTTTGTAATTTTTTAGCGTCCTTGAACTGTTTCTCACCCCATCGCTCCTTGATATTCTCAGGGAGAGTATAGAAGGTATAAGTGTTCTCGATCACCTCTTCAGTCTTACCGTCTGTGCGCTTGCGACGTTGTTCACGGTTAAACTTGATAACGTCACGATCGATAATGTCGTAGGTTGCTAATTTATCCAACTCAATCAATCGTTTTACAGCCACGATGACGTCTTGCTGTGGGAACCCTGCTGTCCAGTTTTGGAAATAGGTTTCCTCAAGGTCAGCCTTGTTCGCGTTCACTCGACCAGTGGTGAATGGAATGATATCCATCAAGTGATCTACTAACTCACCAAAACTATATTCTTTCGGTTCTTTTAATAGCTTGATTTCATTTTTTTCGCTGATGTCTAGCAACCCTAGTTCTACAGCAGCCCACGCTCCAGCGTTGAACTCTATAGGTGGAATTTGGAATAGTTGAGACAATCTGACGATGTCCTCTTCTCCATATGCCTTTGCGACATAATATATCTTATGTGCATTATTAATTACTCTGTCGTTAAATTTCATTTAGAAATCCTCCAATATATTAGTTTTCTGTGCTTTATTCTGAATTGTTGGCAACTCGGCTGTCGCCGTAGGATCACTGCTAAGGTCGTGAAGGTTGGTGTCGTCGAAGATGGTTGTGTCGAGGTTGAAGTCCTCAACGATAGCCAGCTCATACCACTCGTGCTCTTCAGTGTCCGGCATTACTCGGATGATTTTGAGCTTTTTAGTGTTCAGGTTGACAGCGACGAAATCGCACCATGTTTTACCACTAGCCCACAACTGACTTTGCACTTGCTTCATCCACTTATCAGGGACTCCTGTGGTGAGAATATCGCTGAAAGTGTTATCCTTCACGATTTTTATTTCTAGCAGTCCGTCGTGTCCTTTGGCTTTTATCAGGCCATCGGGACTAGCCACGAAGTAGTCATTGTACCAACAACCAACTTCTTCGACTACGCTACCTGTTATGCGCTCATATTCTTTACGAGCGAAGTCTTCAAAGTCGATTCCGTCTTGCATAGCGCCGGTGACGAAGTTTTCAAAACTAGTGTGGAACTTGCGTTCAAACAATAGTTCTTTTTCATAGTCGAGACGAGCCTTTAGCGGCTTACCTTTAGTTTTCTCTGCCTTAGACACTGCGAGCCAAGCGTGGAGTTGACTAGCTGTTACTTTGCCGAGTCGGAGCTCGAACCATTCAGGTGTACGTTGCTCTCCCTCAAAATATGTGAATTTCATTTTTTATTGACCTTCTTGATTATCCATTCAGCTATTGTTAGTACTAGCCAGACGGTGAAAGCGAGTATAAATACCCACTGCCATATTACTAGGAACTTCACTAGAATCCTGCCATTACGTCTTCGTCAGCTTCTCCACTTTTAGCTGCTGGAGCTGTAGTCGCAACTGCTGGAGCACTAACTTTTTTAGGTTGTGGCTCATAACCTGTGATGTTGCGATTGATGGATGGTTTTGTTTCGCCGTCCTTCTCGTAGGTACGAGTCGGGTCCTCAGCGATTTCAAGCCATGCTTCTTTTGCTACAAGATTTTTCTCACACAATTTGATTAGCTCATCAGTGTCGTCGATTTTATTCAACTTATCCTTGATAGCGTCTTCTTTGCCTTCAGGTGCATTGTGAGTGAAAATCCCACGAATTATACTAAAGCTATACTTGATTGACTTGTCGGTGTGGAACCATAGTCTCACATCTGTTGATGTTGGATCAGGTGAGTTCAGGTCGTCAACAACTGTAAAATCGAAATACTCACGCTTGTCGTCTGTAGTCGATTGAACCACTGTTGCTATTTGAACTTTGTGAATCCCGAGGTCGAAATACTTCCCCTGCTCTACTTTGTGCTCGTCTGTAAATTTTGCCATTATACTTTCACCTCTCTATTGTAAGTTACTGCTTTTACTGCCCACATTTGTGCTGTCTGAGCTTCTGTTATTGCCACTGAAGCTAATCTAGCACGTTCGTCACGGTTGTCGCCGCGATCTTCGTTTAGGATATCTGCTATTTCAGCATAAAGTTCCTTTAATCTACTGACTGTAGGGTTTTGACTAGGGTTAAAATTAACTCCCATTGCTTTTTCACCGAATCTTAATTCTCGTGTTGTTTCTTCCATTATTTTTTCTCCTTCTTAGTTGTTTTCTTAATTGGACCATAGAACTCTCTAACTGCTGTATCAACGAGTTTCAGATCGTTAGGAATCGTCTCTTCGTTGAACATGCCTAGAGGGGACTTGACCCCATTGCCATCGGTTTTGACTCGGAACAAGAACTCACCATCCTTGAACTCGTTTGTGATTACCACATTAACTAAACCTTCAAGCACGATTTTCTCGGATAGCATTTTACCGGTAGTTTTCATCCGAAGTTTACCATCCTCTTCCTCGGCTGCGTGAGCGAAGATATAGAATACCTGGTCGCTCTCTTTGTCAACTACCTTCTTGAACACCTGGAACATGTTATGAGCCATCTGCGTGAACTTGCCATAGCCAGTTTCACCTACTCGGCTCATTTCCTCGAAGCTCATCATATAGTTTACGTCATCAATGACAACGATAGGCTTCTTGCTCGTCTCTATTGCGTGATATACGTCGATGTAGGTCTTTGGAACCATTGTCGGTAGATCGTGGCGAAACGGTAAGTCCTTGCCTGAGCATAGGACAACTGCGGCTTCTTCTTTTGTAAGATTTCGCATAGAACTGGATTTACCAGTACCACTCGGCGAAATCACTAAAACTAGATGTGCCATTTATTTGTCCTCCTTAGTTTCTAATTTTTCTTGATATTGTCGCACAGCTTCACGCACGATTTGACTGCGATTGCGGTCCTTGCGTGTAGCTTCCTCATCCAAAAAGGTAATCATACCTTCAGGAAAAGAAATGGTTATGCTGACGAATTTTTCATCCATCATACTGACCTCCCTTGTTTTAATAGTTTATCGAACTTCCGAATATCTTCATCCATTCGGAACGCCTCAGCACCTAATCCTACTAGGTACAAGCCCTCGAGACTCCGAACGCGTGACAATGCCACATATCCCATTCCTGGCGCGAACGCCTTACTGAGATCAATCTCGGCCTCGTCTAAGCTCATACCTTGCGATTTGTGGATTGTCACAGCCCAGGCAAGCCTGAGTGGACATTGTGTGACACTAGCAATTTCAAATTGTCCTTGCTCGTCGTAGGCTCTCCAGGTGTGTTTTTCAACATATATCTGAGCACCGTCTTGAGTTTCGACTAGTGGATCGCCACTGCTGCCGAAACCGACAACCTTGCCTCTAGTACCGTTGACATATCCTTCTTCCCAATTGTTCGCGACGAACATCACTTCAGCGCCTTCAGCGAGATATAGAGTCTCAGGCGTTAGTATACCTCTCTTCATAGCGCTGACACGATAACCGTCGCCACTATGATTCATTCTGAAGGATCGCTGTTTAGTGCCAAGAGCAACTAGTCTCCGGTGGTTGAGTGTATCAACGTCTAAGTTGTGAGTGTAGAGTCGAGTGACGTCTTCGCCGACATTATCGACATTTTCTCGCTTGTGCAGCAATTCCTTGTGCTCGTCGGTCAATCCGTCGGCTCTCATTGCTCGTAATAGGTCCAGGAGCTTGTCGTCGGCTCCCTGCCTGTGTTGCTCGGTTAAATAGCATACTTCAGGCCTGAGGCTCTTCCACGCCTCGGACTCGTGAGCATAGTGCTTCTCACCGTCTCTACTGACCGGGGGGAGCTGGAACAGATCACCTACGATTATTACCTGCAACCCTCCGAAGGGTCGCTCGTCTCGCCGTATTAAGCGACAGGCTCTTTCAACCATATCTAAGTAATAGTCCGGGAGCATTGATATCTCGTCAATAATCAATATGTCGCACCTGTGATATTTATCACTGATATATGGTTTATAGCTCATTTTGTCGATTTGGTGGTCCTCGATTGATTCCTGAATTCCGAGCCCACTCCATGAGTGTATTGTCTGTCCGTCAATATGACTCGCTGCAATACCTGTTGAGGCTGTTATAGCCACTCGTCTACCGAGTGTTCGTGCTTCACCAATGAACTTGTTCAGAGTGTAGGTTTTACCTGCTCCTGGCTCACCTGTGAGGAAAACAGATTTTCCCTCGTGGAGTATTACTAATGCTTCTTGCTGTGTCATTTTACCCTTTGCTTGCTTGTTGTTTAATATTATCAGTTGTCGCTAGTTGTTGTCAACCCATTTCGCTAAAGTTTTTCGGCTTTCGTGGTTTCGTCTCTTGAAAACGCGATCGCTCAGCTGTGTATATTGTCTTAGAATTTTTGGTCAATGTGAACTCAACCATTTTCACCGGAGGATCAAACATTCGTGTTTGAAAGTGAGTGCTGCGAATATATACATGTCGCCAGGTGCCTTCCCATTCTATGTATTTACGGAATTCACCTGTTGGCTTCTCAATTTTCATCTGATTCCTCTATATCCTTCTTGATAGTTAATTTTATTCTATGACTACCACAGTCAGAGTATTCAGCCGTAAAACTTACAGCTTCAATGATTATTTCTTCATAGATTATTTCTTCATACATTACTCACCTCCTTCAAGGTCTTCTAGCCATTGCTTCTCTTGGAATGACTGCTTATTTTTTAATGTATCATAAACAGTTACTTCAATTGTTTTAACTGTTCGGAAATTGTAAAACGTAGTTTTTTCTTGTTGGCCATTCCTGTACACGCGACCTATTGATTGTATATAATCAGCGTATGAGTAAGTCGGAGAAAAATATACTACCTGAGTCGCATAAGTCATTTCAACGCCAGTCGATCCTGATTTATACTGAGCAAGCGTTATTGAGTTCTGAACAGTTGACCACGTTGGCTTGCTTGGCAATTCGTGTGCCTCGCCATCTTGACGGTAAAGTCGTTTTTGCTTCAACTCCTTCTTCTTCAACATTTCTAAAATAGCCTCGCGCTCTGAAATGTAATTATAGAATATGACTACATTCTCAGTCGTTCCGACGAGGAGTTCTTTTAAGTAGTCAAGTTTCGGGGCTGTGAGTGTCTGTCGGAGTGCGTGGGCTAGTGCAGGTGCAGTGTCGAGGAACACACCTTCTTCTGTGATACGCTCTTTGATTAGTTTGCCGTATATTGCTGGCCGCGTGAAATTGACTCCGACAAATGTTCTGCTTGGTAGATCGTTCGCTTCAGCCTTAGTTAATTTCTTGCTCATTTTTTGCCAGTAGTTAGCTAATTCAGATTCGTGTTCGTAACCTACTATCTCCGGCCATCCCTTGTAAGTGGCAATATTGCAATATCTTTTCTTAAAAGCTGTGATGTTTCTCACAATTCCGAATATCTTGAAATAATTCGCGGCGTCAATCCATCCATTCGGTAGTGGCGTGGCACTTAGTCCTACGAAAAACTGTGCTCCCTTTGCAATTTGAAATACTGCCTTGCCAATTCCTGATTGAGAATTTTTCGCTCTGTGAACTTCGTCACATATTACAGCCCATTGTTGTCCACCTAGTCCGGGAGCAAATCGCTTCCATAACTTAGCGTCGCGACTAAATTTTTCATATGAGTAAATTTCGTACTCAGGTTGGTTGTCTCCGAAATATTCAGCGATCTCACGCTCCCAATCTTTTGTTCGGATCTTGGACGCTGGAGCAAGTATCAAGAGTGGTGGTCGTGTTTGCAACACACCTGAACCTTCTCGGGCAATATTATCATAGTGAGCCAACGCCATAAACGTCTTGCCTGTACCTGTATCAGCAGCCATTATAGCTCGTGCAGGTAAGTCTGACAGATATCGCTTCTGATAGTCGTACAGGTTAATCATCTTAATTCCCTTCTGTTAAAAACATTAGTGTAATTGTCAATTTGCCGTAGTTGAATATTAAGTCCCAAAATATAACTATGAACATTAGAGATAATATTGCTTTAATTATAGTTTGACTCATCCCTTTGTAATTGCGTCGTGGTGCTTGCAGGTAGTGATATTTCATAAAAATTCCTTGTATGTTTCATTTCTATATTGTGTCCAGGCGTTATAGCCTTGCTTGCGCCATACCTCGTGAGCGATCGCGACATTCACACTCAAGTCGTTGACATCCTCGCCGTTATAGTGAACACATCCGACTTGTAGAACTCCGTAGCTCCCTATACAGACGCCGTGATTCTCGCCTGATGACAGGTTATGTCTGAAGGGGTCGCAAGTCCGATTCTCTGCTTTAGCGATTGCAACCATTGTCTGTTGGTCCCACTCGCCATATTTAGATATCTCGCTTGCGACTGCTTCACATCCTGTAACTGGTGCTACAGGGGCCACCTCAGTCGGGAGGCTCTCAACCTCGCCGGGCCCCTCTATTTTTTTACAGGAGTCGCGACTGCTTCAGCAGTCATAGCAGTTTCAGCTTGTGACACTGCTGCTTCTACTTTTGAATTGTTGCTGTCTGCGAATTGCATACCGGCGACGAATCCAATTATTGCCGTTACTAGCACGGCGATCAAAATATCTTTGAAGTGCTCGCCTCTAGTTTTGTTATACTTCTTAGCTTTTGAGCTTGAAGTTTCGTTAGTAGTTTTTGCCATTTTTTTGGCCTTCCCACCCTTTCGGGTTTTTTTGGGGG